GATTGAGATTGACTCAATGCAGCAGGATATCGCTAAGTTGCGTGAAGCCATCGACATGGGGATGGTAAAACAGGACATGGGAACAGCTCGAATTGCTATGTTGCAGAAAGAACTTCGTGGAGCAATCAAGCAGCTTAACGACGAAAAAATCCTGATGGACAAGCAGGGTTTGATTCTTGCTGGTGCAGACCGGGCGCTACGTGAAATGTTATCTATCTTCCGAGACGATCCGATTGAAGGCCCTTTACAAGAAGCATCAATGGGCGTTTGGACTAAAATCCTACAAGAAGAGTCCTGAAGCGTAGTACGCTATGCTACGGGCATAGTGATAAAACATACACGTGGCTGGTACTAGCATCTACTCTGTTTATCGACGTACAGCCCGTGCTGCTGCACAAAAGCGTGTTGTAAAGCAGACTAGCTCAATTGATGTTGAACGCGCCCGTACAGATTTTGCTTACTTTTGTGATGTTGTCGGGGACAAGCCACCAGCCAGACACCACTTGGAGTGGCACAGGCAGCTTTGTACTAACGAGGATTCCGTCTGCTTAAAAGGCATTGCTGGACCAAACATTGATATTTTGGCCCCCAGGGGTTCAGCCAAATCTTCGGTTTTAGGTTTATTTACCGCCTGGACCATTGGCGTTCACGCATTGCACAAGATGCCATTGAAAATCCTGTATATTTCATACACTATTGATGTTGCACGACCAAAGAGCGCCGCGATTAAGCGAATCATTGAAGAGAGTAAGCTTTATGGCGAAATCTTCCCGATGGTTAAAATCGCCAAGGGCATCAATTCCAACGAGTACTGGAGCATTGATTGGAAGTTTGCAGGAATTAAATCTACGGGTGAAGAGGAGTTTACAGTCTGTTGTGCAGGTCTGAAGGGCGCGGTGACCTCAAAGCGTTCACATCTCTGCCTGACAGGTGATACACTTGTCCATACTCAACGTGGGGCGGTACCGATCCATGACATTTATCAAAGACCGGGAGATTATCAAGTTCCAACTTTCGACCCTAAACGGCGTGCAATTGAGTGGTCCGGAATACGAGGCGTGTCTCGACGCGTTGCCGAAAGGCTTGTCCACGTGGAAACAAGCCGTGGAGATCTCATACGGGCAACCCCAGAACACCCTTTTTATGTGCCCGGTCGAGGGATCATCCCGGCCGCTGATTTACAGCCTGGCGACAAACTCATTGAGCTTAACGACTTCGACAGCAGTAAAACTGAAGACAATGTGTCCACAGTGCTTGAAGACGTTTTCTCCACGGGGGAGCTGGAGGCAGAAACTCCAAAAGAGCAAAGCAAGGATGTTTTGGTGCTCGAAAAAATGCGCTGGAGAGTCAAAACGAACCCTGGATTTAGTCACTTGTCCGGAATGTTTGGAACTGTTCCGACCAACGAATTACATGAGGGAGTGCTGTTCTCGAGCATGTTCAGCGAAAATGCACTCGAAAAAAATGAGTGGCAAATCCAACCCCCGCTGGAAGCACGGAGAAAGCAGACCTCAACGGCCTGCCTTGAGGGAATTAGTACTGAATCGGGACAATATGACGTGCACTTTGTGTGGTATCAAAAAGCAACTGTTACCTGTAAAACATCAGTACGATCGAAGCAATTTGATTGTGCATCACATCGATGCCAATCCGAAGAACAACGTTCTCGAGAATTTAATTACCTTGTGCAGGCCCTGCCACACGAGTTACCACCAAATGGCACAGAAAGCCAATTTACTGGAGCTACCGTTACCAATGTTTCAACGCATTGCGGCGGAGAGGAGTATGTCTATGACCTTGAAACAGAATCTAAAAACCATAACTTCTTTTCGGGGGAAAGTGGATATTGCGTAGCAAATTGTATTATCGACGACATTTGTAAGTCAGCCGACGAAATTAAAAACCGCGATATCCGAACAGCGATGGAAGATAACTGGAACTCAGTTATCGTTCCCACCATGTTTGAGGGTGGCAGGGCCATCTGTCTCGGAACTCGATTTCGACATGACGACATGCATGGAACCACTTTTATCCCAGCAAATGATTGGGTCCAGCTGGTGCAGTCCGCGATTATTCCTGACGATGACGGGGAGGAGGTGTCCTACTGGCCTGAAATGTGGTCCCTGGAGTATTTGCAAGATCGTCGTCGACAAGCTCCCATTGCATTCAGCTTCCAGTACCAGAATCAAATCGTCCAGACAAGTGAGCTATCGCTTTCTCCAGACCTTATTGTCAAGGGCACAATTGCTACGCAGTTTGATTCTCTAGGCGTTGGCGTAGACCTTTCTGCTGGTGTTCGAGAGCAGAATGATTACACGGTTTTTGTAATGGGAGGTCGCGTTGGAGATAAGATCCACATCGTGGATTGTAAACGCATTCGAATCATGGGTAACCTTGAAAAGCTCGAGGCTCTCATGGAGATGATGGAGGAGTGGGGTGTCATCCACAAAGACAACGGAAGATACTTCCCCACTGGTAGTAATATCGATATTTGGTCAGAAGCTGTAGCGTATCAGGCATCCCTGGAAGCGGACTTCAAACGTATTTGCTTAGGGGACCACGGACTGTACAACATGAACTGGCACGCGATCAAAGGTTTCCGTGGAGATAAAGTTGCGCGTTTCCGTGGAATTATGGGTCTTTTTGAGCAGAGGAAGATAATTTTTAACAAATTCCGTCGATTCGGTCCGCTTACGGACGAGATCATCAACTTTGGCGTGAGCTCACACGACGATTGCGTCGACGCTCTCGTCTGGCTCTGCAACGGTCTAATGACCCGTGGAAAACTGCAACTTCAATTTTAAGTTTAGATATGAATAGGGATAAAGTATTTTGGACCTAAACTAGGAGAAGCTTTCCCAATGTCCACCAGCTACTACACCATTGAGCTCGAGCAGGACGCTTACGGCTCTGCTGTTATCCCCCTCCCTGACGAACTGTGCCACGACATGGCGCTTCAACCTAATGAACGGTTTGATGTCGAAGTGGAGGACGATACAATTACACTCAAACGTATTGCCGCTGGCTACGATATTGAAGAATAATTTTGAGATCACCCACCCATGAGCGATAGTCCAAAATCCACATTAGATTCTATCCTCAAGGCAGTCATCACTAGGGATGGTAGTGGACCAGCAGACACCATGCTGGTTAATGCACACCTTTCTCAAATGAGGATGTTTGGCATCCGTCAGGGTGTTGAGTTCTATCCTGAACAAGATAATTTTGGTACACAGCGATTTGATTTTGTTCAGCAAGTAATTAAGTTCAACAAGCTCGATGCTCGACTGGATTCAATCTGGGATAGGTTTTTAACCTATGGTAAAGGCCTTTTTTATATCCGTCCTACCAAAAAAACGTACCGTCTTTACTGGTTTGATAAAGATTCTTACAGGACTTACTACTCCCCAGAAGGTGATCTGGAAGAAGTAATCATCATCTATCCCTATAAAGTCAAATCTAGCAAGGGTTTTCAGGGTGTTGGCTTAAGTACTGACAAGCGGTATATGCGTCTTCGCATTACTGCTGCTGAGATCGAAGAGTTCCACAGTGAACAAGAGATCTCTTTTGATATGCCTTCACTGGAGTATGGCATCTTCGATAAAAAGACCGTTGTCAACTCAATGGAGTTTATCCCTTGTGTTGAGGTCTTTAATAACCCTGACGCTTTCGGTACTGAGGGAAGTGGTGAATTTGATTGGATGGCCAACCAGATCATCGCTCACGACGAAATGGTTAAAAACATTCGGGCAAACCTTTCTTTCTTTGGTAACCCGACACTTCTTTCTTCTCGACCGAAACAGGACATCGTCGAAAGCGCTGAAAGCGACCCAGCTCAGCGTCCTAGTATTTCCAGTCAGTCTGGGTTCCAATCTGATTTCTTCTTATCAAGCTCCACCTACAAGCAGGATAACGTTACCCGTCAACAACCTGGATACAATGGGCGCCCTGGTTCTGGCATGCGTGTGCCACGGGTTATCGCCAACCTGGAGCCAACAGACCGTGTCGGATTTATTACACCGAATGCTGTAAGTACAGACCAGTCTCGTTATTCTGAGCAGCTACGCAGCGAAATCCGACTGGCGTTGGGTGGCATCGATGATCTAAGTATTACAAACGTCACCGCAACTGAGATTAAATCAGCGTATGGACGTGTAAGTGCAACAGCCAAGAAAAAGTGCTTAATGTTGTACACCTATGGCATATGCAAGTGCTTTGAGCTGATGATCTTTCAGGAAGAACAAATCTTCCGGAAATCGCTTGCCTATGCCTCTGGGATCAAATATCCTGCTCCTCCTGAGGATCCAGAGGATGAAGCTTCTCAGCAGAAGTATGAGAAGCAAAAGTCTACTTACGAGAAGAAACTACAGAAGGCTATTGATACAGCAATTGAGACCAAAGAGACCCCCGATGGAGTACTTGGTTTAGCTCCAGATGGCGACCGTACGGTCGCTTGGCGCTGGATGGGGCCTGTGTATGAAGATACTGCACAGGATAAACTCAACCAGTCTATCTTTACGCGGAACTTACAAGAGTTAGGCGTTGATAGCATAGAAGCACTGAAGTATTTATTCCCTTCGAAAACGGATGATGAAATCGCGGGCATGCTCTCCGGTTTCCCATTCCGAATGGTAGGGGAAGTACAGAGGGCCTACTCCGCATTTATTGATCTTGTCAATCAAGAAATGCGAACACCACATCCGCAGCAACCGAATTTACCGATGGCTGCGGATCCGAGATTAGATCTCACCCCCTTCCTTTACCGAACACTCGAAAGCCTACAAAAAGAGGTAACTTATGCAGGCCGATACCGCAATGCCGACCCAATCGGCACCCCAAGTATCCCCGACCCAGCCGATCAGCTACGGGGCTCCGGTGGCTCAGACGGCAGCGCAAGCTCCGGCGGTTTCAACCAATTCCCAATGGGTGGCGCCTTACCAGCAAGCGGTGGCCCCAGCCCCGCAAATGCAGGCCCAGATGGGGGTGAGCGCTTACCCCTCAACCCCTACAGCGTCGCCATACCAAGCACCCCAGGCGCCCCAACAAGCGGAGAACCCGTACAAGGAGGCGTTCAACAGGGTGGTGGGGCTCCTGAGTTCGCCCGTCCAATTCCCGTTCCAGGGTCAACAGTCGGCGCAGACCCAGGCAATCGACCCGGCCAGCTACGCTTCCCAACAAGCTCCCCAGTACAGCAACGCGGGGATGCCGACCTCTATGCCTGGGATCAACAACAACCCGGCATATTCCAACGTCTCTTCCCAAACTTCGCAGGAAATCAGCCCCCAGCAGCTCCGAGCCAACGGGGTAAGCGAAGCAAGTCTTGAGGTTATTGACCACTTCGGTCCTGACGTACCTGCAATCCTCAACAACTACGCTTGTCAGCTCGAGGATTCGCTGATCACCACCAACAATCAGCTGATTGAAGCCGTCAACCTGCTTCAGGAACTTTCCAATGAGCACAAAGCTTACGAGACGATCCTGACTGATCCCGACGTTCTGGCTGATTACACCTGTGAGTTCTTTGGTGAGAACGGTCCTTACC